TGTTGAATATTGCTGCAGAAAAACGCGGCCGAAAACCGTTTCCGCAGGTCAGGGGCACTATTTTCGGCGTTTTTTGGCGGCCGCGGATAGTGCGCAGACCTCGTTTTAGGGCAGTCGAAAACGCATTTCCGCAGATCAGGTGCCGTTTCTCTTATTAGACAGCCCTCCCGGGAGGGCTCTGCAGCAAACTTTGGCGGTAACAGGTATCCCCAATCGGGGCCGGTGACAGCCATTTTCGGCTCGGGGGCCGGTAACAGATACTTTCAGCCCGGGGCCGGTGACGGATATTTCCGGCTCGGGGGCGGTAACAGATAACTCGACAGGGTGCATACTGCTGTGCATGGCTACACGCGGGCGGCCACCGGATCCAATACCGCTGAAAATTCTCAAGGGCCGCGGTAAGGGGCTCGACGTCGCCGGCTACCGGATCCCCGACCCGCCGGTGTTCAACCGTGGCGCACCCGACCCGCCCGACTGGCTGACCACCACGGCGCGCGAGCTGTGGGATCGGATCGCGCCCGGGCTGGACCGGCTCGACCTGCTCAAACCGGAGGACTACACCTCGTTCGTCGCCTACTGCGAGACATGGTCGACCTACCTCGAGGCGCTCGAGCAGGTGCGCGCCGGCGGGCTGATCGTGAGCCATTCCAAGACCGGCATGCAGCATAAAAACCCGGCGGTTAGTGTGCTCGAGAATGCCGGCACACAGCTGCTGCGGTTCGCGCAGCAGTTCGGGCTGACACCTTCCGCCGAGGTGGCGCTGGCCCGCCCGGGCAAACTCGACGACACCGACGACCCGTTCGCCGGACCGCAGCAGCAGCAGCAGCAATCGGGCACCTGACCTGGGGATATGAGGTATATCGCGGCGTGGGCCAAGGCTGACCTCGAGGCGCTGAAATTGTCGCCCGAGGTCGCCTGGTATCTCCGCGATCGCGGCTACCGGCCGCCGGGCTGCCCGCCGGCGATCAAGACACCCGAGCCGAGCTCGGTGCGCGGCGCCCGGTTCGACGCCGGCCGGGTCGACCATGTGATCGCGAGTTTCCGCCGGCTGCGGCACGTCAAGGGCCGGTTTGCGGGCCAGCCGTTCGAGCCGGACTGCTGGGAGGTCGCCTACTACCTGGCGCCGGTGTTCGGCTGGGTCGCCAAGAGTCGCGACACTGGCGAGCTCGCCCGAATCATCACCACCGCATACGTCGACGTGCCACGTAAAAACGGTAAAACCACGCTCGCCGGCGGCACCGCGGTCTACCTGACCGGCGCCGACAATGAGCCCGGCGCCCAAGTGATCTGCGCGGCCACCACCCGGGAGCAAGCCCGGTTCGCATTCGACCCGATAAAACAGCTGGTCGGCGGCTCGCCGGCGTTGGGCAAGCATTTTCAGGCCATGCAGCACAAAATTGTGCACAAGCCGTCGGGCAGCTACTTCCAACCGGTCGCCAACGTCGGCGACGCGCAACACGGCGCCGACCTGCATGGCTACGTGGTCGACGAGCTGCACTTGCACAAGACGGGCGCGCTGATCGAGGCGCTCGAGACCGGGACCGGGTCGCGTGTGCAGCCGCTCGGGCTGTTCATCACCACCGCCGACAGCGGCCGGCGACACACCCCATACGACGAAAAACGGGCCTACGTCGAGCGGCTGGCCCGCGGATCGCTGAAGGATCCGACATGGTACGGCGTGGTATTCGCGGCCGGCAGGGATGACGACCCGTTCGCCGAGTCCACCTGGCGCAAGGCCAACCCGGGTTACGGGATCTCGCCGACCAAACGGTATATGTCGACGCGGGCCAAACAGGCGCGCAACTCACCGGTCGACCTGGCCAGCTTTCAGCGGCTGCACCTAGGTCTGCGCACCAAACAGGAATATCGGTACCTCGAGCTCGACGCCTGGGACCGCAACGCCAGCATCGTCGACGTGTCCCGGCTGGCCGGCCGCAAATGCTGGGGCGGGCTCGACCTGGGTGCCACCAGCGATCTAACCGCGCTGGTCTGGGTGTTTCCCGCCGACGAGCCCGGCGCGTTCGAGGTGCTGGCCCGGGCGTGGGCGCCGGCCGATTCGATACCGCAGCTCGACGACCGCACCGCACGCGCCGCGTCGCTGTGGGTCAAACAGGGCTGGCTGATGACCACGCCGGGCAACGTCACCGATTACGACTACATCAAGGCGGCGATCGACCGGGATCGCGACGCATTTCTCGTTCAGGAGATCGCCTACGACCGGTGGAATGCACAGCAGATCGTTAACGATCTGATCACCGCCGGCGCGCCCATGGTGCAGCACGGTCAGGGGTTCGCTTCCATGAGCGCGCCGACTAAGGATCTGCAGCGGCTGATGCTGATCGGGACCGAGCAAAAACCGATAATCCGCCATGGCGGTAACCCGTTGTTGCGGTGGACGGTCGACAATTTCGCGGTCGCGATGGATCCCGCCGGCAACGTCAAACCGGACAAACTCAATTGCAGCGACAAGATCGACCCCGTGGTCGCGTTGATTATGGGGCTCGGCCGGGCGCTGGTGAGCACCGGCGCGCCGTTTAGGTCCGCGTATGAGGACGGGGGTTTGCAGGTTGTCTGACGTTCGCAGGCTGATCGCCGGCGCGCTGCGCGCCCTGGCCGGCCGGATCGACCCGCCGGCGCCGGTCCGTGACGATTATTTCACCCGCCGGCTGGCGGTGGTTCGCGCCGAGGCGCTGGTATTCGAGGCCGACCGGCAGCTCGAGATGGCCCGCGAACGGCTCGAGGCGCGCTGATGTTCGACGGTAACCCGGCGCTGGACCGCAAAGTGATCGTCAATCTGATCTCCGGTAACGCGATCGAGGGGATCTGCACCAAAGTCAAACCGACCTACCTGATCAGGGCCGCGGTGCTGCACACGGTCGGCGCCGACCCGGCGCCGGTCGACGGCGAGATCAGCGTCGACGCGATCAACGTCGATTTCATTCAGCTGCTGGACTAAGCGAGGTGAGCTATGCCGTTCGTCGCCAGTGAGGGCTCGGTTCGCCAGCTCGCCGGCCGGCTGTACCCGAGCATTCAGCAGCGCATCATTCTCGGCGGGTTCGCGCAAGACTATCTGCAGATCTGGAAAACGCAGGGCGCGGTACGCACCACGATCTCATTTCTCGGCAGGAATGTCGCGCAGCTGCCGCTCAAGGTGTACCGCCGTAAAGGCGACGCCGACCGGGAGCAGCTGTTCGATCATCCGCTCGCCGACCTGCTGCGCAAACCTAACCCATGGACAACGCAATATCGTTTTCTCGACTTCATCGTGCACGACCTGAGCATTTACGACCGCAGCTATTGGGTTAAAAGCAAGGGGCCAAACGGGATCTCGCTGCTGCGCCAGGATCCGTTATATACCTATCCGAAAGGCGAGCTAGGATTTTATCCCGAGTATTTCGAGGTGCGCGGCCGGCGCGGCACCAAACAATATCCGGCCGATGAGGTGTTTTTCCTGCGCGGCTACGCCGGCGGCATGGCCGACACCGGTGGCGTTTCTCCCATTGAGAGTTTGCGCGAGGTGCTCGAGGAGAGTTTCTACGCCGGCCAAACCCGGGCGCAGACAATGCGCAACGGCGCCAGAATGTCGGGCTACATCAAACGGCCGGCCGGGGCGACATGGTCGGACACCGCGAAAACAACGTTTAAAGCGGACTGGCAAGCCCAATACTCGGGCACCGGGCCGCAGGCCGGCGGCACGCCGATCCTCGAGGATGACATGGATTTTGTACCGGTTTCCATGACGCCAAAAGACTTGCAGTACATCGAGGGCCGCAAACTCACCCGGGAGGAGGTCGCGCAGGCGTATTACATTCCACCGCCGATGATCGGGCTGCTCGAGAACGCGACGTTTTCCAACATCGTCGAGCAGCATCAAATGCTGTATTCCGACACGCTGGGGCCGACGCTGGTGATGATTCAGGGCGAGGTCGGTTTGCAGCTGGTGCCCGACGTGGCGCCCGGCGACGACGTTTACGCCGAGTTCTCTCTCGCCGAGAAACTGCGCGGGGCGTTCGAGGTGCGCCAGGCCGCCATACAGTCCGCGGTCGGCGGGCCGACCATGACCACCAATGAGGGCCGGGCGCTGGACAATCTGCCGCCCGTCGAGGGCGGCGACGAGCTGATCCGCCCGCTTAACGTCACCGCGCCCGGCGACCAGAATCCTAAGCCGGCCGCGCCGGCGCCGATGATGACACCGACCAACCGGCCGCCCGCCGAGGCGGCGGCGGGCCGCCCGCCGATGTATGTGCGCCGGCGTAACGGCGCGCTGGTGAGAACGTGAGGAGTCGACATGCTGACTAAGAACACGACCGCGGTCAAGGTGAAAGCCGGACCCGAGGACGGGCTCGCCGAGGGCGAGTTCATCGTCTACCCGAGCACATTCACGCGCGAGCCGGACGCGGTCAACGATGTTGTCGCGCCCGGTGCGTTCCTGAAATCCCTCGAGAGGTGGGATCAGTCGGGCAACGTGCTGCCCGGGCTGTACGGTCACCGTACCGACGACCCCGACTATTACGTCGCCAGCGCGATCGACACCGGCGAGGACGAGCACGGCTGGTGGGTCAAGGGTGCGTTTGATATGGACTCCCCGAAGGGGCCGCAGGTTTACCGGCTGGTGAAGGGCCGCCGGCTGAACCAGCTTTCGTTTGCCTATGACGTGATCGATCAGGCCGAGGTCGAGCTCGGCGACGGCGTGAAAGCTAACGAGCTGCGCGAGCTTGACGTTTACGAGTTCTCGTTCGTCCCGGTCGGCGCGAATCAGGATACCGGCGTGGTCGCGGTTAAGGCGATCGTCGAGGGTGTGCAAGCCGAGCTCAAGGCCGGGCGCACCCTATCGGCGAAAAATGAGACCGAGCTGCGCGGCGCCTATGAGGCGATCGGCAAGGTTCTCGACTCACTCGACGCCGGCGCACCGCCGGCGGCCGGCGGCGCCGGCAACATAGACGCAGGTAAGGCCAGCGGTACAGACTCGTCGAGCCATACGTCGGTAATGCCGGCGGGCCGTTCGGCCGGTCCTAATCCGTCCGTCGCGACTGCACTGCTCGAGGCCGATCTGGCATTGAGTGCATAACCAATCAGCGACAGGAGTTACCCGAAAATGATGACCAAACAGAAGCTCGCCGATCTGCAGGCCGAGGGCCAGAAGCACATCGCCGACGCCCGGGAGATCGCCGAGAAACACCCCGACCTCGACCTGAGCGAATGGCCCGAGGATCAGCGCGACGCCTACAACGAGCACATGGCGAAAGCCGGCGAGGTGGTTCCGCGGCTCAAGGTGGCGCGCCACGACCTCGAGATCATTGATCAGGCGCGGGCGCTGGCCGACGAGATCGGTATCCCGCCGGTCGACGGCGACGGCGATCTGAAATGGATGTCAATGGACGGCGGCGGCGGTGGCAGGACGCAGCGCAAGTCGCTCGGCCGGACCGTGGTCGAGTCGCTCGAGTTCAAGCAAATGCTGGCGCCATACACGCATGACGGGCAGATCAGCATTCCCAAGGGGACGCACGTCAACTCGGCGCCGATACAGGTGAAAGCACTGCTGACCGGGCTGAGCCGCACGTCGGGCGGCGCGTTCCTGACACCGGACCGCACCGACATTATCGAGATGCTGGGCCGGGCGCCGCTGGTGCTCGACCAGCTGATCAGTATCCGCACCACCGCGTCGGACGTGGTCGAGTTCGTGCAAGAGACCAGCCACACTAACGCGGCAGCGGTGGTCGCCGAGGCGACCAGCTCGGCGAGCCCAACCAGCGGCGCCGGTGCTGGCCCGCTGGTACCCGCACCCGGCGGCGGCTACAAGCCCGAGGGTGCTTGGGCGTTCGTGGTCAAACAGGCCAACGTGAAAACGCTGGCCGAGTGGGTGCCGATCACCAAGCGGGCGCTCGCCGACGTCGGGCAGCTCGAGGGGCTGATCAATGACGAGCTGCAAAAGGATCTCGCCGAGATCGAGGAGCAGCAGATCCTTAACGGCGACGGCACCGGCGAGAATTTCACCGGGATCACGGTCACCTCCGGTATCCAGACGCAGGCGTTCGCTACGGATATTTTCACCAGCATCCGCAAGGGCATCACCAAACTGCGCACCGTGGGGCGGGTCAACCCGAGCGCGATCGTCCTCAACCCGGCCGACAGTGAAACCGTCGACCTGACCAAAGACCTGCAAGGCCGCTACTACTACGGCGGGCCGCAGGCGCTCGGGCAAAAGACGCTCTGGGGCCTGCCCGTTGTGGAGTCCGAGTTTCAGGCTCTGCATACGGCAACGGTCGCCGATTTCAGTAAAGCGGTGTGCTGGGATCGCGAGCAGACCACGGTTACGATGACCGACTCGCATGCTGATTTCTTTGTGCGCAACCTGGTCGCGATTCTGGCCGAGGAGCGTATGGCGTTCGGCGTGGTTCGCCCGCTGGCGTTCTGCATCGTCACCCTGCAGTAACTAGACCCGACGGGGCGCGGTGGCCGCGTCCGAAGCCCGGCCACCGCACCCGTCGCCAACACAGAGAGG